CCGTCAACGGCTTAAACATGTTTTATGCTACAATTGAAAGATAAGAAAGGATAGCAATGGCTGTAAGATGGATCGAGGCTGCGGACCTCACATACCCCAACTCTAGGGATGCCGACTCTGCTGCACTTGCAGCCAGTTGGATTCTTTACAAACTGTCAGGAGAAAAGTATCCAGGAGTTCACACCAGCACTGACTGGTACGGCTCTGACATTGACTCTGCACAGTACTCCCCCTTTACAACCTTGGGTCGACACATTAACGTATATGAAGTCAATGACTTTGCAACAAAGAGGCTGCGCCTTCGTTCTAAGCCCGTACAGAAGATTGAGTCAATCTTTATCGGAGAGACAGAACTGGACCCAGAAACTTATCTAATCGGCAACAAGTCATACGTCCTTAGAACAGACAAGCAATTTTGGGACCTGGCTAGAGGAGTCACCGTCACTTATGTGCATGGAATTGAGCCTCCCGAGCCTGGAATTCGCGCTGCGCAACGTCTAGCGGATGAACTTGTTCTATCAATCGACAATCCTGAGCAGTGTAGCCTTCCCGACAGAGTGACCTCCGTTTCTAGGCAGGGAATTTCATACGCGATCTTGGACACCCAAGAGTTCTTGAACCAAGGAAAGACAGGGTTGTATGAAGTTGACCTGTTCTTGAAGACCGCAAACCCTATCGGAGCGAGAAAAAGACCCAAGGTATACAGCCCTGATATTCCCAGCGGACGCAGAACTTTCTAATTTGTGCTAAACTTAGCCTACCGACTATGGAAGAGAGATATAATGACTAAGAAGGACCCGTACGCAGCACCTAACCGTATGTACCCTACCGCCTCTGTAGATAAGGCTGAGGAAGTAGAGGCAAAGTCCGAGGTACACGAGGGAGTTACTGAGGTAGAAGTTCCTTCCGGAACCATCTCTGAGATTAAGGAATGGATCGGAGACGATGTTGAACGTGCTCGTGCTGCACTAGAAGTAGAGCAAACCAGAGAACAGCCCCGAGTCACTCTCGTTGAGTTCCTTGAGGATAAGGTAAACGGCGAATGAGTTTAGAAAACGTTAACGATGTCTACGAAACTGCTCAGTTGATCCTGGACACTCTTAACGCAGTCTACCTTGAGCACGGAGATGAGGTAACTCCTCTCCCGACTCGTCAGTTTGTCATGGCCGGAGGGCCAGGCTCTCAGCCACACGATTGTGAGCAAGTAACGGTGTCTCTGGGGCAGTTGTATACAGGAACCCCTGGCAACCCCAGCGAGAGCCCTGTAAACTGCCATAACGCCCCATTCTCGGCTGCCTACCACGTGGAGGTAGTACGAAGGACTCTGCCCACCTCTCAGACCTCTAGAAGAGGCGCTGCGGTTCCTGTCGAAATGTCACCGGAAGATGAGAACAAACTTGCAAAGATTCAAATGCAAGATGCCCGCCTCATGCTTCAGGCTGGTTTGATGGTTGGAGACACCTTTATTGGAAGCGTCGCAGACGCTGCGGCAGGTGCAGAGTCTGGCGGATATCAGGCAATGACAATGACTGTAATTACCGGAGTAATTTAAAATGGCTGTCTTCGTCAAGCATCCAAGAGAATGGCACAAGTTGACCCAAGCCAGAACGGGTCCATTTGGCCGTGACATGATGCGACGAGGACGGCTCCTCCGTCTTCTTGCTATGCAACAGGTAGGAGTTGACCAGGACGAACTTCGCCCGAGCATTAAGGTTAGCGGAGATTTCCGTCAGCCCGCTGGTCCTGTTATTCGTGTGGGATCATCTGTAGGACACGCCTACGCTCACCACGAGGGAACAAAAGCCCACTATATCCGTCCGAGGAACGCTAGAGTTTTGCGATTCAAGCAGGGTGGAATGGTTCGTTATGCAACTTCTGTTTGGCACCCAGGCACTCGCCCAAATCGCTACCTAACTGACAACCTTAGAAAAGTCACCAACGACTGACGTATCTGTGATAGAATTACCTTAAGCATTACCGCCTACCTATTTGACGAAAGAAGAAAGACACATGGCTGTAAAGAAGTTCGTACCGAAGAACGCCAAGAAGAAGGCAGAGCCAATCGAGTTTGAACTCGGAGATGCTCTTCTCAAGGCTCGCCCGCGTATCTCGGGTATGGTACTACTACGTTTCATTGAGGCAACCTCCGCTCTTACAGAAGACGGTGACGAGGGGTCGCAGGCCGACCTCATTCGTGAGATTACTCCGTTCTTCAAGGCTGCTCTATATCCTGAGTCCTTTGAGAAGTTCTCCAAGATTATGGACACTCCTGAGGAAGATGACGATGTTTATGAGATTGAAGACATTATGGAAATCGTTGGCTGGCTGGCAGGAGAGTATGCAAACCGCCCTACGAGTGGGTCCAACAAGTAGCAGCAACAGTTCTAGATGATTGGGATATCTTAGACGGGTACTACCTATCACATGGAACTGATCTTGTTGGACTCGCAGAAAAATATGATGTAGAAAGAGTCATCAACATTTTTGAGTCGGTTATCCTTGAAGAAGAAATGAGGAACCGCTCGATTCCTGATGACGAACGCATCAAATTCAGAAGTTATATGAAAAGACTTCGACGAGGTGGTACAATTAGTAGAGAGGAAATCTTCGGCCCTGACGAAGATATGTCTCATTCTGTACCACAAGTTCAAAATAACGGCTGGACAAACGACGCACCTAATAGGCAGCCACCACGGTACATTGAGCCCACCGAAAGTGGGTATCCTGGACTAGAGCCTCCTGTAGGGTAGTAGATGAGTTTGGAACAGCAAATGGACAAGACACAGGCCGCACTTAGCGCGTCCTGTGTTTTGCCGTATCTAGGAGTTGAGATTTCGTGAGCACCATCGGACACGCGTATGTCGAACTCCGTGGAATTACTAGCAGGCTAGAGAGGGATATTGAGCGGGCACTTGAGCCTGCGGTTAAGCGTCTCGGTAATAACATCTCGGAAAACATCTCAGATTCCATCAGGAGAGGTTTTAACGAGGTAGATGCATCCGAACTACAGTTGGACGTTGGTCAGGCCGGAGACGCGGCAGGACGACGCCTAAAGGAGCAAATCGAGGACAACCTCAGGGACGATCTGCGTCTTCGTGTCAATGTTGATATTGATAAGGCCGCAGACGATGTTGATCTTCTCATCGCCTACCTCCGTGAGAAGATCAAAGGCACCGATCTTCGAATCGATTCTCTACGCATAGATGAAGACGCCTTTCGTATCGAACCTAAGATCGATGAAGAGGCCATGCGGCATGCCCGAAACCGCATGGAAGACCTTAAGGAAGAATATAAAGAAATTACCGCAAGTATCCACCCGGACACTAACGCGGTAAGTGCTGCTGCCACAAATGCTCGACTGGCCTGGCTAGTTCGTCCGCGCCGTGTCCAAATTCTCCCGACAATCAACTCCGGGGCACTCGCAGGAGTAGTCACAGCCCTCTCGGCGCTCTCCGGCATTCGTATGACCACAAACGTCCTAGACAACATGTGGGACATGGTTAAGAGACTCGACGAGTCCATCCCCCGCATCACACTTATGGGGTCGGCAGTCACCTACCTCGGAGCGTTCATTACCTCTTTGGTCAGTGACACCTCCCACTTGGTTGTTGAACTAGGGCGACTAGCGGGACTCCTCATCCCAATGCCAGGAATCTTGGCTGGATTCGGTGTTGGATTTGGCGTGCTTATTGCTGCCTTCCAAGACGCTCCTGATATGTTGAAGAAGGTCGGAGACGAGTTCAGCGCTCTTCAGGATGTTATCTCCTCTAAGTTCTGGGAGCAGGCTCGTGACCCCATCATCGGATTCTTCGATACCATTCTTCCCACTCTACGGGACGGATTAGCAGATACTGCAACCGCCCTAGGAGAGCAATTCTCAAGTCTATCTGAAGAACTTACTCGCGCACTTGGCGACGGCTCTCTTCAGACAATGATTGCTAATCTCAACACCTCCATCCGTGAGGCTACTACGTACACCGCCGAGTACGCAGACATCATTGCCATTCTTGGACGACACGGCTCTGAGTATCTTCCTCGTCTTGCTACTTGGTTTGGCGAAATCTCCACCCGTTTCCGGGACTTCCTATTGGAGGCTGAGAACAGCGGAGAACTTCAGCACTGGACAGATCAGGCGATTGAAAACCTAGGTCATCTAGGTTCTGCTATCTGGGGTGCCGGAAGAATTCTCTACGAACTCGGCTCTATTGCCGAGGAGGCAGGGGCAGCGACCCTTGAAAGTCTTGCTGGCGCTCTCAATGGAATCGCAGATATCATCAGAAGAGAGCCTTTCCGCTCTAACCTAACCGCAGTTTTCCGCGAGGCTCATGACGCTCTGCTAGAAATCGGACGAATTTCTGGTCCTGCTGTAACTGATTTCTTCGAAAACTTTGCTGTTTTGGTTTCTAACACCTTCCGAACACTTGCTCCTGCAATTGGAACTGGTGTTAGAGAAATTGCTAGAGCCCTCTCTGGACCCGAATTCACTCGCGGATTTATGAACTTTGTGAGTGGAATTGGTTCCGGAGTAACCTCACTATCTGAGGCCTTTGTTCCTCTTGGCCGAGCACTAGGTTCTATTGGAACAATCATTGGAGAAATGGCCCGACAGTTCGGACCAATTCTTGCTGATGTTCTAGGGGTTGTCGCTGATCTAGTTGTCGGTCTTGAAGGTCCAATCATCTCTGCGGTAGACTTCCTTACAGACCTCATGTCGGCATTCACTGACCTTCCGGCTGCTGTGCAGATCGGTGTAGGAGGGCTACTCGCCTTCGGTGGTCCTTTGAAGTCCCTCTTTACCAGCCTAGCCAGCAATGCTTTCAGGCAATTCCATTTTGACTTGGACATGGCTCGCGCTAAGGCTCAGGCTGCCGGTACGCAGATTACAACTATGGGCCGCGCGGCTCAGGTTGCCGGAGCCAGTGTCCGCTTCTTGGGCAACATGTTCAAGGCTGCCCTAATCTCTTCGGGTGTCGGAATTGCTGTTCTTGCAATTACCACAGCAATTGGGCACTTCGCAACTAAGTCAGCAGAGGCTAAGCAAGAGGTTGAAGATTTTGCGGCCACTCTAGATGACTTGACTGGATCATTTACTGATGCATCTAGGGCTTTTGTATTAGATAGTTTCCTAGAAGACTTGGACGATATCGACACCACTCGCTTGGAGCAGGTCGGTGTTAGCCTCGCAGATGCCGTTAGGGCACTAGAAGGCGGCGCGGACACAACTGAAGCGTACAAGAGAGAGTTGATGGCTCTGTCTGACACGCTAGTTGAGGCTGCCGACCGAGAGATGGACGCATATGGAGTGCGTTCTGCTGCCGGAGAAGAATACCTCAATCAGGCTCTAGCAGTCAGCGAGTACGTCAGCCAACTTAACGGACTGTCCGACACAACCCTCACTGCTGTAGAGCAAGAGCGGGAGAAAATTAGACTTCTACAAGAACTAGGAGTACATCAAGCAACAAATGAGGCAAATGAGCGCGCAGCGAAGGCTGCGACAGACTCTCGTAATGCCTCATTGGCGACCCAGATTACTACTATTGGTCAACTGCTAAACGCCCAGAGAGACCTTAATGGGGAGACCAGAAGCGCTGCCGAGGCAGAGGCTGCATTAGAGGCAGCCTACGACCGTGCCTCTGAAGTGATTGCTCAAAATGGTCAGGCGGTAAGAGACAATGGAGCGGCTCTAAACCTAAGTGAGGAAGCCGGTAGAAGGAACCAAGAAGCACTCTTTGGTGTAGCCGATGCCGCATTGCAGAACATCACCGCAATGGAGCAGAGCGGCGCAAGCACCGAGGAAATGGCGAATGCGCTTGAGGAATCTCGTGTTCAGTTCCTTGGAATGGCTCTAGACGCTGGTCTGAGCAGTGAGGCTGCTCTGGCGTTGGCTGATGACCTTGGACTCATTGAGGGTCGTAGAGTCGCTGAAATTGTAGCGGACACGACTATTGCTCGAAACGATATTGAAGGGTTTAAGGCAGAACTGGATCTTGAGACTGGCGAACTCAAGATTGACGGAAATGTAACACCTGCAACTACCACCCTCGGTGAACTCATCAACGGTGTTAACAGCACCAAGACAGAAGTTACCATTGCAGGTGAAACTCTTCCTGCTGAGATGTCTGTAGAAGACTTCATCAAGGCTTCTCGTGAAGAAGAAATCAACCTTCTGGTAGAGGCAGACACGACAGACGCCGAGACAGGCTACTCAACCTTCCTAGAGCGTCAGCGAGAGAAGAGAATTCAAACTGGCGTTGACCTCAACACCGAGACCGCAGAGTCAGAGTACAGCACCTTCACTGAGCGTCAGCGCGCTCGTAGGCTTGGACTAGACGTAGATGTAAACACTGAGGGAGCGACAAGCGATGTTGAGGGTGTCCGTGAGGATGCTCAGACAAAGCCTGCAAACTTGGCCGTTACGGTTGACCCTCTATCTGCGGCAGGACAGGTTCAGGGTGTTAGGGATGCAGTAACCGCAACTCCTGCTGACTTACCTGTAAATGTGGATACCTCAGCAATTGCTCCCGCTGTTGAGGCCGCTAAGGCGACTGTTGCTGGTTCTTCTGCTACAATCTCAATTAATGCAGATGGCTCCCAGGCTGCGGCTCGTCGCAATGAGTTGATTGCATCAATCAACAACGCAACAGGAACCATGCGCTACCTTGCCGACGGCTCCCAGGCTGCGGCACGACGCCAGGAACTCATCAGCGCCATGGGTAGCGCTACAGCCACCATGCGCTACCTGGCAGACGGTAGAGAGGCTGTTGCACGTCGTAACGAACTAATCGCAGCGTTCAACCGCTCATCGGCTACAATGTCTTACAAGGCCGAAGGCCGTCAGGCTGCGGACCGCCGCAGAGAGTTGATTAACACGTTTAACAACTCCTCAGCAACCATGAAGTACCTTGCTGACGGAAGCCAGGCTGCCAGAAGGCGTCAAGAACTAATTAACTCCTTCAACAACTCTGTTGCAACGATGACCGTGCGCGTCCGTCAGGTGGATGCCAACGCCAACGGTAACCTCTACCTACCTGCTGTGCAGCGTTTCGCAAAGGGCGGTATCCGTCGCGGAGAGAACCACGTCGCACAGATCGCTCGTGGCGGTGTGACCCGAGTATGGGCAGAGCCTGAAACTGGTGGTGAGGCCTACATTCCTCTTGCCATGTCAAAGCGTATCCGATCACTTAGAATTCTTGAGCAGGTCGCTAAGATTATGGGCCACCAGTTGGTCCCCATGCAAGGAAAGACCATCAAGGCCTTTGCTGACGGAGGAATCCTTGCACGTCGTCAGGCTACCCTTCTCTCCCGTACTACCGTAAATAATGGTAATATGGTAGGGGCATCTAGGCAGTCACCTGCTTCAGATGCAGACTCTACCAGACCGATCAACATTACCAACAGCATCCACATTGACGCAACAGGTGACGTTGATGTTCACACCCTCGCGCGCGAGGTAAGTCGTGAAATTATGTTCACCCTATCTTCCTAAGGACAAATGACTTGAGTGTAATTTCTTGCGTAGCAGAAGACATTCTGATTAATAACGTACCACTAAACGCGTTGGACGGTAACGGCTGCCGTTGGATGGTTACAGAACTTGACGGCTGGTGGGGTCCACCTCCTTCTGACATCCCAGAAGACGAGCGCCCGTATAACGAAGACGGTAACTACCTAACTGCGGGCAGGTTCGGACCTAGGACAATTCAGATCAACGGCATCATTGTTCCGCCTGGCGGCACTTCTCAGTCTGCCAAAATGGCTATTGTTAAGGCCCGCACAAGGTTGATCAACACTCTGGACATGATCAGAAAGACCGGAACCTTCACGGTCGTTGAGTACGGAGGAGCAAAGCAGGCTGAGGTTCAGACCCTTGGACGACCTCTTCTCGATATTAAGACACAGAATAATGTCCTGCACTATGATATTCAACTTATTGCTTCCGATCCTAGGAAGTATTCTGTTGATGTTAAGTCCAATACATCTAGCCCGGTTAAGCCGAGGCCGGATGCTCCATATGACCCGATTACCTCTCCTGGGCGTCAGTATAACCGAATCTACAACCTCCAATACGCGCATACTAACCACGCCGCACAAATCTTCCTTGTCA